TACACTAGAGATACTTATGTGACTTATAGTTCCAGAAATTGGAGGTGCATTACAGATAATAATGAGTCTCCTTTAGGAAGCGATTTCTGGCAGCAAGTATTTACGTGGACAGTATGGGACTCTGTTACTAGTTATACAGTACCTACCCATGGTAGGTACGTAAAACATAACAACCATATATGGAAATCTATTAGAGGCAGTTTGAACGCAGAGCCTGAACCCTCGTCAGTATATTGGAGTAGAGTAGACTACTGTGGAAAAACTCTAGAGTCGTGTAAGTGTAGATACCAGTTTGTTCCTATTAATGGGCTGCCTTCTGTGACTAAAGAAACTAATAAAGTATTACCTTTTGGAGCGTTCCCCGGCAGTGCTAAATTTAAGTAATTGTTTAAATAAGATATTAGACCATTTTGAATCTGAGTACCCCCGAGAGGGTTGTGGTGTACTTGCAGTGAAAAAAGGGAAACTTGAGTGGCACCCTTGTACAAATGTAGCAAAGGACTCTGACGATTTTATTATAAAATCCTCTGAATATTTAAAGATAAGAAGAACTTCAGATATTGTAGCTATAGTACATAGTCACCCAGACGCGACTTCGGAGCCATCTTCATGTGACATAGCTAATTGCAATGCTGTAGGATTACCTTACTATATTTTTAGTTACCCAGAAATGGAATTAACCGTAGTAGAGCCTACTATTAATACGGTCGCTTTATTAGGTAGACCCTATAAGTTTGGAATTTCGGATTGCTTTGAAGCTATGAGAGATTACTATACCCAAGAAGGGCTAGAACTACCACGAAGAGCTTTATATGAAGATGATTGGTGGCTAAAGGGGCTCGATTATTTTACAGAAGAACATATAAATACCTGGGGGTTTAATAAAGTAGTAGAGCCTAAGAAAAATGACCTTTTAATATTTGCTGTAGGTAGCAAGATTGGAAACCACTGTGGTGTTTATATTGGAAATGACGTATTCTTTCATCATGCAACGCAAAGGCTTTCTTGTAAAGAAAATTTATACCCATTTTGGGTCAAGCACTTATTAGGTACATATAGATATGAAGCGTAAACTATTCCTAGAGGGAGAAATAGCTGAAAAATTCGGGTCAGAATTTACAATAGACGTGGATAATTTTAGAGATGCTATGAGACTCATGAATGTTAATTTTCCAGAGTTTCGCAAGTACTTAATAGAGTGCCATAGTAAAGGTATAGAGTTTATAGTACAAGTAGATGGTATTTCAGTCGATGAAGAAGAGCTGCTTGTACAATCAAGAAAAGGAGACTTATCACTCATAGTAGCGCCTGCGGGCTCAAAGAGCGGTGGAGCAAAACTCTTAGCTGCGATAGCTATTGTGGCTTTTATGTTTTTGGTGCCAATTGGTGGTACTACATTATACGCTAGCTTAGGCACGGGGGGCATACAAGGATTTGCAGCCGCAGCCGCTGCCTCTATGGCTATAAATTTAGCTATGACAGGTATTCAGCAATTAATGGCTCCTGACCCTTCTACAGACTCCGCTGCTCCCCAAGCTTATTTATTTAATGGGTCAGAGCAGAATATAATTGAGGGAGACCCAGTACCTATACTCTATGGAGAGCTAAGAGTACCAGGTAGGCCCATAGGGTTTAGTATAGCAAATGGCACGCAGTACGTAGGGTTCATAAATGCAGAATCTATTTCAATAGATATAGGAAACGTGGCGGGATAATATGGCTGAAAAATCAATAACATCAAGAGACCAACGAATAGCAGCAACTAATACTATGCTTAGTAAGACAATAGGTCTTTCTCGTGAGCAAACAATATCTATTACAGACTTAATCTCAGAAGGGCCTATTGAAGGATTAGTCAATGGAGAAGCTTCTATCTTTTTAAATGATGATAGAATAGTACCTTTAGAGAATACTGCTGTATCAAATTTATCAAATAGCTCTACGATTGCCCCATCTATCTCTGTTACTTTGGGTAGTACCTCGGCCACTTTAATCGGTACTGTTCCAACTTCGAATTTAGGTGTAAGAAATTTTAGAATAAAAGAGGTATTCTCTTCTTCTATCAATGTAGGGAGTATAGTACCTTCTCAAATAGACTCTAATGTCTCAGCTTTAGAAGTTTCCACGCCTACTGCTTTTTTTACGGCAGATATGGCATTTAATAATGGGCTGCCCTCTACCTACTTTGGGTACTTTAATGACTTAGTTAGACTAGTAATAGAAGAGACGGGTACTATAGTACCAGGATTTCTTTCGTATGTAGATAGTACAAACGCCATATTCTCTTCAAAAGTAGAAGACCCTATACTCTTGGATATATTTAAAGAGGAAAGCGTAGGTAATACTGTTAAAATAGTAATTGACGGAGTATTACAAAGTATAACATCTGCTACTAATGCTATTACTTTACTTAACGCTTCCACTATTCCTACAGGGACTTATGAGATAATAATAGGTTCCAGCATATTAGACGATTTAGTAAGTCAAGGAATTCAAAACTCTGGTGCAGTTACATATCAATTTCGTAATGGCAATGCAAACCAAGAACCAATTATAGATTTAGGAGGCACTGGTTCTGTCTCTATAATCTCTACTACCTTTGCTAGTCAGACTTTAATTAATAAGGATAATCAGAGTGACCCTTCTATTGACCCCCCAGAATCCCCTACTTTAATATTAAAAGGCTCTGCCTCTACGGCTACTGGTTTTGGACTTACTCCTGCCCAGGCGAAAGAAGTAGACGAAGTCAGGCTACTAATTTCATATAGCTCTTTTTATACAGTACAAACTGAAAGCGGCGATGAAAGTACAGGAGCTGCTTCATATAAAATTGAGCTAACTTTATATAGAGGCTTAAGTGCTTCTACAGTTACTATTGCAGAAAATAAGATTCATACAGCCTCAAGCACCGGCCCCGTAACTTTTGAAGAAGTTATTAATTTGGAGCCTTTTAAGCCTTTTTCTGATTTTGACGTTAGAGTTACCAGGTTAACTAGAAGCACCGGGCTAGCGGTTAACCTAGACTTAACTGACACTATTGACTCCAGGTGGCAGCAATATTCAGAAGCTGCTATTACCAGCATAACTTCTATTATTAAAGAAAAATTAAGCTACCCATTTTCTGCTTATGCAAACGTGACATTCTCCAGTAAAGACTACCAGAGTGTACCTACGCGCACGTACCATCTTAGAGGCATGAAAATAAAACTACCCTCTAATTATACCACTAGAGAAAAGAACGATGGCTTAAACTCTATCTATACAGGTCTATGGGATGGTAGCTTTAAAACTGAACTAGAGTATAGTAATAATCCGGCCTGGATATTCTATGATATAATTACTAATAATAGATATGGACTAGGAGATTGGGTAGATGCAACTGAGATAGATAAATTTTACCTGTATAGAATTGCTAAATACTGCGACGAGCTGGTGTCCAATGGAAAAGGGGGCTTAGAGCCTAGATTTACATCTAACTTATACTTAACAAAAGCTACCGACGCTTATAAAGTACTAAAAGATATGGCGACTACCTTCTTAGGTATGCTGTACTGGATGGATGCTCAAATAGTTGCAGTAAATGATGCCCCAAAAGACCCTATATATTTATTTACGAAAGGTAATGTTATTGAAGGGTCTTTTAACTATGAGTCTACAGGTTCAAAGACTAGAGCTAACCAAATAGTAGTTAGTTGGAATAATCCAGAGTCTAACTATGCTTTAGAGCCTATTATAGTAGAAGATTCTATTAATATAGCAGAAACAGGTAGGATAATATCTGAGAGTGCTATGGCATTTGGCTGCACTTCAGAAGGTCAAGCATATAGATATGGCAAATGGAAGCTGTGGACCGCAGTTAATCAAACAGAAATAATAAGCTTTAAAACCTCTATAGATTCTGCCTTTTTGACACCTGGGGACGTTATTTCTATTCAAGATGCGGATAGGTATGGAGTACAGTATAGTGGTAGAATTTCTAGTACCGGAACCTTGTCTTCATCTCAAATACCTCTTGATAGGTCAATTTTGCTCAACAGTGGTAGCACATATACTTTAAGTGTAGTTATAGAAAATGCTATAGTTGATGAAGAAAATGAAGCGCCTTCCGAAACTGTAGTTGAGTCAAGAACTGTCACAACCGCTGCGGGGTCGATTAGCTCTTTAACGGTAAGTACACCTTTTTCCCTCCTACCACCTATCGGGTCTATTTGGGTATTAAAAGAAACAAACTCTTTGGGGCAAGTAGTATCTTCGTCTACCAAAGACTATAAAATTTTAAATATATCTGAAGATGATGCAAATACCTATAGTTTATCTTGTGTTGAGTACTATGATGAAAAGTACTCTGCTATAGAAGGAGATTTTACTTTAGTACTTGAAGATACTGTTTATCCTCCCTTAAAATCAACTGACATTGTACCAGCTCCTCCTACTATTTATATTCTAAGGACTCCTGACTACACTAAAGGCGGGGACGAGTTTATAGTATCCTGGGATGCTCCGGTAAATACAGACAATACTCCATACGATAATGTATCGGGGTATGAGCTTGTTCATAATATTCCAGGCTATGAAAATCCTATTAGTTTAACATCGTCTATTAAATCTTATCTTTTTGAGAATGTATCAGATGATAACTACTATGTTGGAGTTCGTACAGTTAGTACTATTGATAATAGGTCGGAATTTACTACAACTGAATTTGAGATAGAAGATTATTTTTACGCTAAAGTACCAAGACAAGCCGCAGGTTTGGCTATTGGTGGAATTTCTTCTAGCCCCTTAGTTTATGCGCTTCTTTCTAATATAGAATTTGCTAAGCTTAACACTGATGTTTATCCAATACAGAATAGCAACACGAAAGTAACTGTTGCTAGTTCAACTTTTAACACAGTAAATGCAAGTATTCCTGACGGAGACTACTTTGCTATGTTAGACGCAAGTGAAGGTACAATAATCCCCGTTAAGTATAACGCACGAAAAGGCAGTAGAGCGCAGTACTGGTATAATGTTATAGATGCGGCAGGTGACCCAGACAGCACTTTTATACTTAAAACGGGTACTATCAGTATTGCTGCGAACTCGAATAAGGTTATTGGTACTGGTACCTCTTTTTTATCTGATTATATTATAGGAGATATAATTAAGACTAATACTACCCTTTTAGCAGGTAAAGTAGTGTCTGTAGTAAGTGATACGCTATTACTTATTGATACATCTTTTAATGCTAGCTACTCAGGTACCCATGCTCGACAAGGTCTACGAATTGACTTTCTACTAGATACTATTGTAGCAAAAATAACCAAAGCTGGTTCAACTTCTACATTTAATTCTTACTTATCAGTAAGCGGTGCCACAGTAGGTGCCCAACTTGGGGTGGATGTACAGGACTCTACTGGTGAAGTTCTGTCTGATGAGGATGTTCTTAATGATATAGTTCGTCAAGAGATTCTTACCATAGAGACTGAGCTAGGGGAAGTATTAAGTGCAGAAAATGGTCAAACCGTTGATATACAAAATCTTGGAGATGTGGCCATCTACCAAAGTAATACTGCTATATTTTTAAATAACAGAATAGATTCGACTAACTCTGAATTGTTAAGCCTGGGGGGTATTCTAACGGATATAACTTCCGGAAGTTCAGATATTTACGTCCAAGACGAACCCCCCGTACCTGGAGTAGGTGGGGTACCTGATCCTATTGATATAAATAGTCGTTGGTATGATTCCAATGATAATAACTCTCCTTATTACTGGAACGGAACCGCCTGGATAAGTCTGCTAGACCCCAGAATCGCCTCTAATCAGGCGGATATAACCGCCGTGGAGGCTGCTTTAGAACTATCTGATGGTAATATCTTAGCAAATACGAATGGAATATCTGTATTGGATTCTACTGTTATTGCACAAGGTAACACTATTTCTACTATATCTTCAGATTATACAGCACTCGCTGGAACTGTAACAACTATAGATGATACAGTGGATGGGTTGCTTACTATTACTACAGCTAATACTACTGCGGTAAGTAATTTAGGTACCCGTATTGACGTAGTTGAAGGAGATATAGCACTTATTGAAGCTTTTGATTTAGTAGAAGTATCTGCTACTCTTGCTAAATTAACTAAAATAGAGGCAGAAGACGACTCTATTTTACTAAGTGAGGAGGATGCAGAAATAGAGATACAGGACTTAAGTTCTGTAACTGCTGGAACTTCTTCCGTAACATCTCTTATATCTGCTAGGGTTACGGATACTGAGGGTGTTGTTACTGCTCAAGCTTCTTCTCTTTTGGGCTTAACAGCTAGAGTCGCGAGTTCTGAAGGCGAGATAATTAGCTTAAATACTATAGAGGCAACATCAGAATCTGCACTTGTACGGTCTCATTTAACTTTAACAGGTACTGTTGGAACTAACACTGCAA